GGTCAAATGTTAAGAATAAAAAATACCAATATTGAAAAGATGGATGAGAACGACACGCATTTCATTCACATTTTGAGTGTCGTGTTTTCTGTAATAAATTAAGTGTGTTATTATCCTAAAAGGATGGTAAATTTTAACGTTAAATATTGAGGAAATAATTATGAGTTCTAGAACTTCCGCCGGCACTACTATTGGTATAGCAGCTGCACCGGCAACGTATGACTTGGCAGGGTTTGACGCTTTATCATTCGATCTAATTGGTGAAGTAACAGACGCAGGGGAGTATGGAAAAGTCTTTAACCTTGTAACCCACAACCCATTAGCAACGCGCCAAACGGTTAAAAAGAAAGGTTCATTCAATAACGGCTCTGTTACTTTGCAACTTGCAATTGATGAAGCTGATGTTGGTCAACTTGCCGCTAAAGCTGCTTTGGAATCTGATGCTAGTTTTAGTATTGCAGTAACCAAGCAAAACGGCGCTATTGATTATTTCACCGCTCAAGTTATGTCTTTTACAGATGCAATTGGCGGCGTTGATTCTATTGAAGGTGGTTCAATTCAATTAGAAATCGATGATGAAATTATCCCTAAAGCAGCACCATAAAATAGGAGTATAGGATCATGTCAGTTATACCAGCATTACTTATTACAGGTTCAGGGCAAAAACTTGTTGCACCTTTAACTCTTGGAGCTAGTGATACTCTTGTTTACAGAGAAGGCCCGGCAATAAGCCAAACTTTGATGTTAAACAATGTATCAGGTGGTGCGTTAACTCCTTTAATTCTTGGGGTTGGCACAACAACCTTTCCGAAACGAGGTCTTAACGGTAGCGAAGATGTTTCAGGTGGTCACGCCATGCCATCCATAGGGGTTGGTGAAATAGTTTTTCTGAAACTTGATACCATCAAAGGCTTTTTAAAAGGAGCATCATCTATCACCGTGACGGGCGGTGATGCAATAGAAGCAACATTATTAGAATATGGTTAAAATCTAATGGTTGAATTAAAAAGCCCTGATTCGTTAGGGCTTTTTTATTAGCTTAAATTAATGCTATTATATATTTGACTAGGTTAACGTAACCGAAAAGACGGCTTCATCCACCGTCAGTCACCAAACTTTTTGGATGCATAACGCAAGGTATGAAATTATGGACTTATCAAAATTAAATGTAGTTGAACAGGCTAATTCTGGCGCTGCTCTTGAACTTCTTCACCCTGTAACGGGCGAAGTGTTAACTGATGAAAAGAAAGAGCCAAAAGCATTCTATTTAAAGCTTCTTGGCTCTGATTCTGATGTTTACCGCAACCAAATAAAAAGAAACTTCGAGCGAAACCAAAACCAAAGCAAAGGCAGAAATAAGCCAAAGCTTGATATTGATGATGCTCAACGAAGAGCGGCGGAATTATTAGCTAAATGTACAACTGAATGTTACATGATCGAAGATGGTAAACCCATTGAATGCACAAGTGCTGAAATGGTTCGTTTATATCTTAAATACCCTTGGTTGCGTGAGCAGGCAGAAGAGTTCATTGGTGATCGTGGAAATTTAATGATCAGCTAAGTGATGATCTTAGCTTATATGCAAAACAATTGGCGTGGCTTCATGCTGCGCCAAAACAATACACAAAACAAGAAAACCCTAAATCAAGGATTGATACTTTAACTAAGGATCACCCTGCTAAATGCTTACCTGAAATTAACGGGTATTTATCTATTTGCTTTCAGTTATCAGGGGTTTGTTTAACAGGTAGTATGGGGGTAATTCCGTTAACATGGCTTGAAATAAAAGCTTTCAGCCAACAATCCGGCTACCATTTGTCAGGTTGGGAATCTGAACAGATATTTAAAATGAGTTCATCATATTGCCAAATGGCTTGTAAGGCTAAAGAGCTTGGTTGTCCTCCTCCATATTCTGAAGGTTTTGATGATGAGGATCAGCTTCAGAAAATGCGTGAAAGGGTGAATAATCAATGGGATTCTTTTTCAAGTAATTTAAAAGTAAAATAAAAGGGCTCAATTAAGAGCCCTTTTTTAATTATAAATTTATTTTATAATACTGCTGAAAATGAATTTCACTTGCTTTGCAATTATACTCTTTGCATAAGTAAATTTCAGTTCGATCAAGTATTTCAGAAGCACTAACAAAATCTTTTAATGGTATTTTTGATACACCACTAAAGAAACCTGTTGAAACATGGCCAGAAAAGTTTTGAGCTTTAACTTTAAATTCTCCGCTATAGAAGAATTCTAAATAACTATCCATTTGATTCACCGTTTATTTTATCTAGTAAATTTATTGAAGCATTTAAAATACAATCATCATCATGGCTATTCGCTTGATCGCAATAAGGGCAGTAATCAAAAATGCCAAACATATTCTTTCCAATTGTCTTGTTGAATTCATGTATCGCTGCCAACGCTTCAACCAAAGCATCATGGCTATTAACTGCATGGCTTACAGCTTTGCATGTGCGCCTAGCTGCAATTTGGTTATCATCTAAATGTATTTTTTCAATACTCACCGGGCTAGCAAAATAATCTGACATTTTCATTTTATTGCATCCTTAATTCGTTTGTATTCATCACATTGATCAATAACAACCGGAGCTTTTGACACTAAAATAACAACAGAAGATTTTTTCGCACAAATCCAGTTGCCTTTTATTAGTTCGGTTTTTGTTGCTGTGCTGTTTTTGTGGAAAAGGTTAACTGCAAAAATAATAGGGCCTATCATCATCATTACTAGAAAAACCATTAAAAGCTTCATCGTTTTAAATTCCTTCTTCCGTTTGGCTTTTCAAATTTACGATACCAACCATGATTATGATTATTTAATTCTGATGGTAATTGTTTAAGTCGATATTTGAACCACCACCACCGATAGAAATAGAAATGTTTTTATCTTGAATTCTTAAAGTTGTATCTTTGGTAATATTCATGTTCTGGACTCCTGAGAGTTAATTTTATCAACTAAATATAAGTATTGATTATAATCTATCAGTACAGCCGAAGAGTTCTTAGAAACGATTACTACGGGCTTGTTATCTTCAAGAAAGTCAAGAACAGATCTTAAATTATCCCTTGCGTATGTAAATTTTACTATTTTCATTCATCAGCCTTTATGCGTTCGGTATTATGTACGGAATATAGTATTGAATCCTGTGCGTGTCAAGCTTATTTGAGAAACAAGGCAAAGGTGATAGAATGAATTACTATAAACAACCCCTCTTTAACATGGTGCTTTTAAAATGTCTGATATCGCCCGTTTAGGTTTCGCAGTAGATACAAAAGGTTTAGCGAAAGGTGAAAAGGCTCTTGATAGCTTTGCCAGAAAAGGAAAGCTAACTGAAGAAAAAACATCAAAGACAGTTAAAAATATCAACAATGATTTTCTAGCATTAAATAAGACTATAGGGCTTGTTGCTACTTCACTGGTTTTGATTGGCGGCGCTCAGATAACAAGAAATTTAATTGAATTCTCTGATACATGGAAAGGGTTAAACAGCCAAATTAGACAGGTTACAAAATCAGAAAGAGAATTGATAATTGTAAGAGAGCAGCTTTTAGAGTTGAGTAATGAAACAAGATCTAGCTTTGAAGGCACAGTTAAGTTATTTGCAGAAATAAAGCGAAGCACTGATAGTCTTGGTATATCTACCGACAAGCAAATAAAAATAACAAGAACTTTAAATAATTTATTTGTTTCAGGCGGACGTCCAATGTCTGAAATAAACGGAGCTATAAGGCAGTTGACGCAAGGTTTTGCCGCCGGAGCATTAAGGGGTGATGAATTTAATTCTGTTGCTGAAAATGCCCCTAGAATAATGGACGCACTAGGTAATTCTTTAAGAATGACGAGGGGTGAGCTTAGAGAGTTCGCCGCAACTGGCGGCATAACCGCTGAAATAATGATTGAAGCACTAGATGAGTATTCGAGTACCGCGCAAAAATTAGCAGATCAAACAGAAAAAACATTTTCTCAAAGCTTTCAGATTGCCACAAACAACACCATTAAATTCATAGGTGAAGCCAACTCACTAAGTAAAACATTTATTTTCTTGGGTGACTCGATAGTATCAACCAGTGAAAACTTAAACTCATTAACTGATGCTGGTATTGCATTTGCAGCTGTTTATGGTGTTGGTGTTGTTGGCTCTATAACTAAATCAATCGCCGCCAATGTGGGTAAGATAGCGAGCGATATAGCAGCCGAAAACGCCGCTATATTACTTATTGCGGCAGAAAAAAAGAAAGCGCTTTCTGTTGCATCTTCCGCGGTAGCGACAACCATTGCCGAAAGAGAAATGGCGGCAGCTAAATCAATAGGTATTAAATTTACGCTAGCTCAATTAGAGGCGGAATCCCTACTTGAAAACGTAAGGCTGAAAGCTCAAATTACCGATATAGGAAGAACTAAAACAGCTTCAAGAATGGCTGAGATACAATTGGCAAGATTGGCAATAACAAAGCAATTAACGGCGGCAGACGCCCAGCACGCGGCGTTATCATTTACGGCAGTAGAGGCAGAGACAGCGCAAGCATTAGCAACGTCAAACCTTGCAAAAACACAAACAGTAGCCACAGGAACAACAAGAGCTTTAGGTGTTGCCACCAAGTTCTTATTAGGTCCATGGGGGTTGTTGATAACTGCTATTGGTATCGGAGCCGTTGCCTTTTTTAACTCTAAAAGCGAAGCTGATGATTTAACAAAGTCACTAGTTTAGTAAAATTGGTGCGGATTCAATAAAGGCGCAAATGCGACTAATTGAAATAGATCAACGTAGGCTTGATATTATAAAAGAATTATCAAACGTTTCTTTGTCAACTAAAACTGGGGGTATAAGCGCCGATTTTATAAGATTAACAAAAGAAACAGAAGCTCTTGATATTGAAAGTGAGTCCTTAGAAAGAACAATAAAAGCCATTGGTGAGGTTTTTCAAAGTGGATTGCCTTCTCTGTCTGACTATAAAGATAGAACCAACGAAACTACAGATGCAACATTGTCACAAATAGCAGTACAAGAAAAATTATTAAAATCATTTGAAGGGATGATTGGTGGTTTATCAATGCAAAATGCAGCGCTCAGGTTAAGTTCTGATGAGTACGAGTTATTTGCAGCAAGGCAAGAAGCTATAGCTATTGGGTCAACCCCTGCCATGATTGACGCAATAGAAAAAGTAATAATAGCAAATCAAAAGTTAAAAGCTTCACAAGAAAAAACAAAAGAAGACAAAAAATCAGGAGATGAAAATTTAGAAAAACAGCAAAAAGACTTTGAAAAGCTAACTAAACAAGTTGACGACTTTGGCGGCGCGTGGTCAAAGACCGGTTCAACCATCGTCGATGCGTTCGGTGATATTGCCGATGCCATGAATGACCACATGGACAGAATTAAGAATATATCTAATTTAGAAAGTGAACTAGCCGAACAACGCAAAATTGATGGTCTTGATGGCGCTGAAGTTTCAAGGCTTCAAGCTGAATTAGATAATGAAAGAATAATGGCGGAACTAAGTGGAATCAAAGCCGTTTCAATCGCTGGTCAATCTTTGTTTGATGAAAAGACAGCCGCCGCCAAATCTTTTGCTGCATTAAATAAAATCATTACCGTTGCTGAAATTGCGCTTTCATTTCAAAAAATGTCAGTCGGAACAACTGAAGCTGGTGTTCATGTTGCCAATGAGACAACTAAACAAGGCGCTAATGCTTTAACGGCTATTACTTCAGCCTTTGCCGCACCCTTCCCGATCAACTTCGTTGCTGGCGCTGCAATGATTGGAATTATGGCTAGTTTGCTTGGTGGTTTTTCTGGTGGCGGTGGTTCATCCCCGTCACCTGAAGGGGGGGCGGATCAAGAGGTTGACCCTTCGGAGTCTTTGAGTAACGTACAAAGTCGTTTTGAAGACATACAGATCGACCAACTTGCAGAATTACGCGGTATTCGAGCAGAAATAAACCAAACTTCATTGGGTCTATCGCGACTAGCTATCGGTGTAACCTCAGGGAGCATTGACGTGACAGCTTTGCGCGGCGGTGGAGGTGTTCACGGCACCGACCCGTCAGTGTCGCTCTCTAGCGAGTTTAAAAGATCGCTACGGATTGTGTTCTCAGATATTAAAAGCGCCGCTGAGCTGGCCACGGATGCTCTAGGCGTTCTTGACTCGGACGCGATAAGCGGATTCGCCCTGAGTTTTAGCGGGGTGCTTGAGAGCATAAAAGACTTAGAAGGGGAGGACCTGCTAAACGCGCTTAACGGACACTTAAGCGATCAGGCTGACGTGCTGGCTGAGGAGCTAAGCCCTGCGATCTTAGAATTTCAAAATGTTGGCGAAGGTGCTTTCGAAACATTAGTACGCGTCGCACAAGAACAGGCAGTATTTAATGACGCGATCGGACAGATGGGTGTCAACATATCTGAACTTTCAAGCATTATGCAAATTGATGTCGCTCAATCAGTAATTAAATTAACCGGCGGTTTAGAGGCTTTCACAGAAGCAACAGATTCATTTTTTGATAACTTCTTTAGTGATGCCGAAAAATTAGCATTTTTAAGTGAGTCAATAACTGAAACATTTGAATCGCTTGGGCTGTCAGTTGTTACAAGTCGTGAAGAATTTAAAAGCCTTATTGAGGGGATCGATTTAACCACTGGATCAGGGCAAGAATTATTTGCGGCGCTTTTAGAATTAAATCCGGCGCTAAATGAATTTATTGAAGGGCTAGAAGATGCGGCTAAAGATGCTTTTACTATGCTTGAAAAGTCTGTTGACTTGGA